AACAACCCCTCGGGTGAGGGACTGAGGTCATATTGTGTATCTAGTCCAGCAACATCAACAGGGCCGCTTTCTCCGCGTAGCGGCTTCGTCCAACATTGCGTTCAACCCGGACTCCGCAAAAGCGCGGAGCCGGTTAACTCTACGTTCGCCGTCAGTTCAGCGCGGACTTCCATCCACAGTTTGCCAAGCATATTCAACCCGTCGCGGTTCGGCCCCCATCCCCAATAATCGTCACGCCAAGAGTCCTCGACTAACTCACGGTCGCCAGTCGCCAGTAGTTTGCGGCGCACGTACTCGTGCTGCTCGGCCTTGGCGCGCAGGATGTCGCGCATGATTCCGACCTTCACGCCATCCCAATCAAAACGTCGCAGCGGCTTCCACTCCTCGGCCAACTTGAACGCCTCGTGTGCCGAAGTTGCATCCAAAATCGCGTCCCGACAGAAAACCTTGCCTGCCGTCTGGCCTTGGCTGAACTTCTCCCAGTGGTAAGCGTGTTCGCTGGTCGGGAAGCGCCGGCCCTGCCACTTGATGCTGAACGCGCTGAAGTTGCTCAGAACGTAGAAGTCCTGCTCGTAGAAAAACACTTGCTTGTCGGTGTCAAGTTTGTGGTTCATGTCGCTCCCTGTTCAAAAGTCATCACTGGTGGCACGGCGAACCCGTCGGTCAACACGGACGCGCCGCCGATAGGGCCGGCGTCGCGCCGGTTACCTAGATCGTTGGGCGACATGAACACCAGCCAGTGGGTCAGCCCCTTGCGCCCTGAAATGTGGCCGAAGAGCGGCTGCACTGGCGTAAGCGCCAAAACCTCGCGCACCTTCACCTGCGTTTCATTCCACTTGAAAACCAGTGTCCCGTCGGTGGCCAGCACGCGGAAGCATTCCTCGAATCCCTTGCGTAAGTCATCGCGCCAGTTCTCCGATAGTTTCCCGTACTTCGCCGCTAGCCAGCTTTTCTGGCCGGCCCGTACCAAATGCGGAGGATCGAACGCCACCAGTTTGAAAGCTCCGTCAGGGTATGGCAGCGCCCTGAAGTCAATCAGGGTGTCAGGCTCAATCCGCAGCGTTCGCGTGCCGCTGGCATTGCCGTGCGAGCGGTCGGTTACGGTAATGGTCTCGCTTCTCCGGTCGCCGAACACAACGTCCGGGTGCCGCTTGTCCAGCCACATCATGCGGCCGCCGCAGCAGGGATCGAGCACACGTCGCCCAACAGTTACGTCAACCGGACCTTGCGCAATAAGCGTTTGCTCCACTTTCAATCCTTTCCCGGCGCAAGGCCGGTTACGTCAGCGTTGGGCGGCTTCCCGCTTCCGGCGCATCTTGAGCATTTGCGGAAATAATTCCCGCTGTCACGGTGCCATCCTGCCCATTCCTGCCCGTCGCCTCCACACGTCGCGCAAGACCCAGTTTCAGCCTCGAAGCGCAAACATTCTGCCGAGTGTTCCGCATCCGTTACCGCGCATTTGTGCGTTATCTTGTCCCATGTCTTTAACCCCTTGCGCTTACCTCGCGCCAGCAGACGATACGGCCCACCACGGTACACTGTCGTGTCATTGCCTATCCGCTCCCACCCGCATATCGCCCAGTTATCAGGCAGCGCGCCCAGTTTGCGCCTCACTATCGCTTCGTCGTGCCCCGGTCTCATTCCCATGTCGCCCCCTACTCCGTTGATCCAGCCGCCCAACCCATCGTTGCAAGGGACGCGCCAAAAGCGGGCGCGCCCCTGAACTCATACGTTAGCCCCCTCCGAAAGTTTGGAGAGGGCTTCCAGATTAAGCTGCCAGTTTCTCGCGCAGCGCGTAGCCTTCGAGCGCCCAAATCTTGTCGCGGGCATTGCTCCTTGCGATCTTCTTGCCAATTTCAACATCGAAGTTCTCAGGGCTGGCCGCCGCGCTTTCCCCTGTCACCGTGAAGCCGTTTTTCAGCTTCAGGCAGCACACCGTCAGCGTCGTGCCGGGAAATACGTGGTAGTCCTCGCCAGTAATCACTGCATCAATCTTCTCTGGCGAGAGGCGTGGCGCATTGAGTCCCTTGGCTTGAATTTCGGCTTCGATTGCTTGTTCATCTTTACTCATGTCGTTTCCTTTGTGTTGCGCCTCCTGAGTGGGCAGGCGGCTAACCCATCGTTGCAAGGGACGCGCCAAAAGCGGGCGCGCCCCTGAACTCATACGTTAGGCCGCTTCATTCCATGCTGTCGCAAGTGGCCGATTTTTTTACGGCAAACCCGCCGATGCCGCAGCGCAGATTATCAGAGTACGTTGGCCGCGCATATTTCTCGATGTCCGGGTTCTTCCCTTCCACGCGCACATAGTCTCCGTTGTAGTGGTAGTGGTAAAAATTCTGTGTCAAATGTTTGCAGTTCGCGCATGTTTGCGGAACGGGTTTCGCGCAGTAGTTTTGTTTCACCTTGGCTTCGCTTTGCTTGCTCATGTCATCCTCCGTATTTCAACGTTAGGCGTCAAGTACACAATGTGCCATGTCGGGTGCAGCGTATGCGTCATGTTGCTACCGTCCATTTTCACGCGCAAGTAAGCGCCCCGCGATCCGACGATGGTTCCCTGCGCAGCCTTTTCTGCATTCGTAAACGATATTCGACCGTCACGTTTTGCCGGTACGCCGTATGCGCGCCTAATGTAAACCATGCTCATAATTCTTTAGCTTGTCGCCGTATGGCGCCGAGCCAAACCAGTGAGGTCTGGTGGTGGTGCAATCGTATATATTGCGTCTGGTGTTATCATGCCGCCCTCTGCTGAAATTCGTTGATGAGCCAGTCGGATGCAGTGCTTTCTGATACACCAAAGGCGGCAGCTACCGCCTCAATCATTTGTGAACGGCTGGGTTGTTTTGGCGTGGATAGGGCGGCTTTTTTCAAATTAGACAACCCGGGCTCAACCGGCCATTCGTCCATACTTCCCAGCGATTTAAGTTCTGCCTGTCGTTCACGATCTGCTTGAGCCAATACTTCTGCCTTGGCCCGCGCCATGTCCTCAGCCAACCGGGCGACTTCGGCTTGATCGGCCCTTACCTTGGCCTCGGCCTTCGCTTGCTCTTCGGCCTGTATGCGGGCACGTTCGGCTTCGAGCTTTTTACCTTGCTGGTCGTTGTATTCAATTACCCGAGACTTCACCACCAATTTAAAATCATCTAGCGGCTTTTGAATAATTGTCTGCAAATCTCGGAACAGGAACGGATGCAGGTCAAGACTAACCTTCCCCCACGCTAGCTTCCCGCGAATGTCTTTTGCGGCCATTTCTGCGCCAGCTTTTGCATTCGCCAATTCAGTATTTATGGCGTCACTCAAACTCGCCAGCGTGCGCTTGTTCTTGGCGACTTGCGCAAAGTCTGGCCTAAACACGGCCACGGCCAATCGAGTCGGATAAATTTCCGCTTCAAGCGATTCAAGGTGCTGGCGAAAGGCATCATTTGCCATGGCTATCATTTCGCTGCGTATTGCCTCTTTGCGTTGCTTGACTACCTTATCCAGCATCAGCCGCGTATTGCGCGCCAGATCAACGTATAGCGCCACCGTGCGCCGCATTTCGTCAACGCTTGCCACCTGGGCCAAGGCACTGGCTTCGGACGCCTCAAGCGCGTCCTGCGCTTTCTGCAACACTTTGACCGCCGCCTCAATATCAGCAAAGCCTTGGTCATCTTCTGGTTTGGTATTCAGCCCACCAATGAACGATTGCAGCTTTTCGCCAAATACCGCGAGATTGTCGGTCAGCGTGATTGCGCCGTTTACCTGGATGGTAAGGGCGGGCAGCTGCATGATCGGTGCGGAAACTATCGGCGCTATTACTTCTGGCGGCACATAGGTGAGGATGTCGGCTTCCACCTGTTTCCAAGCTGCAACGACAGCATCCATTTTTGCCTGCGTGGTTTCATACCACATCCATACGCATTTTTCTTCTGTTCCATCCGTTACCATAAACAAAGTCTTTTTTGCTTTCGCAACGAGCAACTGCTGATCCAATTGGTCGGTGTAGTGAGGATCAAGCGTGCCTGCGCGAACATTTGCGGCGAGTTTTTCATTCCACAATTTACATTCAAACTCAATATCACCTTCAAAGTTGATACCGTCCAGCGATGCGGCAAGCGTCAACCCGTCAATTTGACGCGTCATAACAACTGGTGACAATTCTTCGCCAATTATCTTTTCCGCCATGATCCGCCCAGCTATTTCAGCCGCATGGCCTTTATCAAATAACGCCTGGGTGTATGCATCAACATCCTTGGTGATGCCATATTTGAGCTGTGAAAGCAGCTCGCTGCGTGACATATATTCGTGGTTGCCTTTTGCTGCCGGGAGCTTGCTTGCGCTTCGGCTAGTCGCGTAAAACGCTAACCACTCAGGAGAGCCCTGCGGCATATTTAATATGGCTGCATTCATGCTGTATCCCCTTGGTATAAAAACTCGCCATGGTGCCGCTGGACAAAAGCCCGATATGCGACATCAGCTTCTTCGGGCGTAGTGAAATAGCCGAGGTGGTGGTGTTCGCCGTTTAGTCTTGCCTCTGCGCACCATTTCTTGCTCGTGTTCTTCCAGCTAACACCACGAAAACCGCTCGTGTTGTTGGCTTGCTTGCCCGTGTTAAAATTGTTCTCAGAGCGAGTGGCAAGGCGCAAGTTTGCTATGCGGTTGTCAGCCCTGTCCATATTGATATGATCGGTGTCGTGCGTTGGCAATTCGCCGTAGACATAAAGCCACGCAAGGCGGTGGGCATAGTATTTGCGGCGGTTGATCTTGATTTGGATGTAGCCTTTGCACAGAGTGCCAGCCGCATCGCCTACTTTGACACCATGGCCCGATACCATCCGCGCAAACAATCCAGTGGCCGAATCGTAGCTAAGCAGTTCTTTTAAGCGTTCTTGGGTAAGCATCTGAGTTACCCGGCTGCGCCTGGCTCATTCACTTCGGCAAACTCAGCGGCTTCCGCGCGCCAAGAATCAATCTCAAATTTCTGCTCGTCCGACAGTATCGTCTTGGCTGATAGCCACGCGATTAAATCGGCTGGCGCTTTTTCCATAGATCGGATCATCGGGCTGTATTTCTCGCGGATCGCGGCGAAGGCTTCGGCGCTGCACGCTTCAAGTGCTGGTTTTTCGACCGCGCGCAAAGGCACTACTTCAGCCTCAATAATCCGTTCCGCCTCATCCGGGTCATAGATGCCACCAAAACCGAACGCAAGGCGCGCACATTGAATCATCGCCTTGTGCCGGAGCATGCGCTTAGGGTGCGATTTCCAAGGCCCGGTTTCGCGCTTACATTCGCTCATATACTCGGTGGCGCTGATCGGGTGGCCGCGATCCTTGCGGTAAATTGTGCAAGTGCATGCGGCATCGTCCTGGGTGAACTCAATACCATCGAATTGAGGGTGCTCGTTCATAATCCGCGACCAGCCATCAACCCCGACCACTGGCACGATGCCGTTATTTTTGTCAGGGAAGGCGTAAATTTCCCGCGTCCAAGGATTAAGCGAATACTGCTGCGCTACGAGCATGAGCGCGGTCATTTGTGCGTCAGTTACTTGCCCCTTGAATGCGGTGGCCTTGAGCGTAGTCATTAGCTCTTGCTGATTCTCGGCAAGCCCGAAACGGGTTGCAAAGTTACTGGTTAATGTTGCGAGTGCGGTAGTCATTTTTTACTCTCCATCCGAAAAATGCTTGTTGTACATCCGGCGCAAGCTATCAACTTGCCCAGTAACTGTTCCCCGCCCTAAAGGACGGGGCTTTCCACTACATCATGGAGACCACGATGCGCGAATTCAGGACGGGTTACTTTTCCGCCCCTTGCCAAACCGATAGGCTCGGCAAACCCGGCAATGTTGCGACTCGCGTTGACATCGCTGTGCGCCAAGTTTCCACAAGTACAGGAGAAGCGATGCTTCACCCGCTTTCCAAGTTCCCCGCACACCGAGCACGTTTGGCTGGTGTAAGAAGGGTCAACGTAAACCACGGACAACCCAGCACCTTGCGCTTTGTAAGCAACAAAGTCTTGGAGTTGCCTGAAAGCCCAGCGATGCAGTCGCGTTCTGACGCGCTTTCCGGCCTTGATGTTGGCCCGGATGTTCGTCAGGTCTTCCATGCGGATTTCACTCGCGCCGGAACGGATAGCCTCTGCAACGATGGACTTGCTGGTTTCGTGGTTCGTATGTTTCACATGCCGCTGTTCACGACCGGAGATAGCGCGGAGCTTGCGTTTAGCAGCCCGGCTACCGTTGGATTGGAGACGACGACGATGGGCAAGGTAGATGTCCCGGTCATGCTGGAGTTTTCCACCGCCCCAGACCTTGCCAGTACTGGAAGCTGCGAGGTAATTCTCACCAACATCACACCCCATCACGCCACCACCGGGAATCGGAGCGACATCGGGAAGATCGAGGGCGAGATTGAAATACCAGATGCCCTTGCGGACGATCAGTTTGGCTTCTTTGGGTGCGCCACTAGCAAGCAGGTTGCGTTGATGCTTGCCACAAACAAAAGGAATCTTGGCACGCCCTGTGAGGGTGAACAGCGAAAGCGTGTCGCCCTTGATCGAGTAGGTGCGCTTGTCGAAGTTGACGGACGTGGGCTTGAAGGCAATAGACGGAACCGGCTTGTCTTTGGAGATGCCTTTGTTGGCCTTGAGCGTCTTGTAAGCATCGGCCACACGATGGACAGCTTGGCACACCATCTGGCTACCAAGCGCCGGAAGCTGTTCGCGCACCGGGTAATAGGCCAAGTGGTGCAGAGCTACCCGGTTCCAGCAGCGATGCTCGACAGCAAGCGGAACGATGGCGTTGCAGGCTTGAGCATAGGTATCGGCAAGCGCAGACAGTGCCAGCGCCTGTTCGGGCGTAGCAACCAGCTTGAGAGATACCGTTCGAGTTATCATATAGGAGAGAATATGCGCTATTCCAAAGAAAGTCAAGAACAGCAACCTTCGGTTGCGCACCTTTCACTCCTCGGCCTGAAGGCCGGGGTTTCTCGGAGCAAAATCTGATGATTTCAAAATCCACTCCTTTTGTTCCACGCAAAAGCCGCTAGTGTTTTGCTTCCTGTTTCATACAGTTCTGGCTCATTCTTGTTCTTAAACAGGTCAATGTACAACCTCGGGCCGGATGCGCCGCACGCCGCACACCGAACGTGATATACATCGCCTGGCGATGATTCTATTTCCAACGATCGGCCACTTACGCCACAAAACGGGCATGGTTTTTTAGTAATCATGCTTTCCTCCCATACTTTGCAACATACTCGGCCAGCAATTCATGCATATTGTCTAGCGGATAAACGCAAAACCCCAAGCCCATCAGCGAGTAATGAATATCACCGCATTCTTCGCACATAAAAAGTGATGCGCGCGGAGTTTCGTTGCCGTTTGCATCTTCCTTCCAGCACTCGAACTCAAGTGTTACCGCCGAAATTTCGATCAGCTTTTCGCAACTACTACAACGCCGGCGCCGCTTTGTTTTGAGCGTGGTGTAGTTATCTGGCGTGATGTAATACCAGGAGTAATCACCATCGTATCCGCACTCACAGGTCAGGCTCATGCCACCCATCCTCTCATCGCTGATGCCAATCGTAATGGGGCGTCTATTCGCTCCCGCGCAATTTCGCGCCGCGTTTGTGTCTTTGTGCCGTCGAGGATCGCGTTAATCATCGGCGCGCTGAAAAGAATCGGGCGCGATTTCATGCCGCCACCCTCCAACCACGCAGCGCCAACTCAAGCGGCGGCGGTTTAAACCCTAATCCCGACGTGTGCCGCCGCGATTTCCACGCAGATTTACACACAGTCGCGTTGCAAGTGATGCGCTTACTGTATTCGGGTAGGCTCTCAGTTTTGCGCTTGATAAGCTCGATGCTGCAAACTTGGCAACGTACTTTTTCATACGTTTTTTTGTTTGAGCGATACGCCCCAGCGCATGCCCTTGAGCAGCATTCCCGGTCGTTGAAATGCTCGTTTGTCTCGTTGCAATGCTTTTCCACGGGGCCGCCGCATTGTTTGCAGTTGTGGGGTATATAGTCGATCATTTCAGGTATATCCACGCATACAATGCCACGCCGCATATCACGCATACCGCAAACACGGCACGATCTTCAATCGCTTTGCGGCGCTGCTCTGCCTCAATCTCGAAATCCCAAGGGGCCGACTTCATGCGTGGCGGCTGAGTGCGATAAAACTTCATCTGTTCAACAATCCCGTTTCGGTTCATGTAGATCATCTCCTCACCTCCGAATGTTTAACTCCATCGATTTCATCGGCGAAGCGCACCACCGCGATGCACAAGCCGAGCAATATCAGCAAAACAACGATTAGGATCAGTGTGTCTTTTTTGTTTGAGTTAATCACGACGATTTGCCCGCTCATCAACATCACGTCGATTACCCCGTAATATCCAGCCCACAGCCAGCGTGCCGATAACGGCTAAGATTGCGTAAGCAGCGATGATGTAGGCGTATTCGATTAGCATGTAACCCCCTCTAATTCGTCTATCAGCATTTCAATACCGCGATCATTCAAAAACGATAGCTCCCAAGCGGCATGATTCAATTCACCGATCAACTCGATTAACTCCAAGTCGTACTTTTTTAGCAACGGCAATACGGCCTTCTGTATTTCGTTATGCACGTACATTAAAACCTCACCGGCATTAACAAACCTTCGCCGCCATCAAAAAAGAAGTAGGCGGGAGCCGCTACATCAGTTGGATGTGGCGCAAATCTCAATCCAGGTAAACCGGCGATCTTTTGCAGGTAGTAATTCTTGAACTTTGTGATACCTACATCAATAATCTCTAATTGATGCCCGTTGCCATAGCATGAGAAGCATTCCATAAGCTCGCCATCTTCTTCGTCCATCTCTGTCCCGGAGCCATTGCAGGTTCCGCAGATAATTTGCTTTGGCAGGGCTGGCAGGGGAACGAATTCATCACGGTAATTATCCGAAAACAAAGATTCGAGTTTCGGGAATTTTTCATCACATACCTGAAAATCCGCGCCATCAAATTTAGGTATCCTGATCGCGATACAGCTATCAGTCGCATAGATATAATCGCCGAGCAAAAACGGGGAGCGCAATTCTTCTCTAGGCTCAAATTTTGAGGCGACAAATTTATTCAAAATATCTAGCATGGTATGAACCTCACAATTTCATCTAGGCTAGAAGCCGGCGCTGCGCACAGTGCAAACACGCCATCCAGGTTGCGCACGACGGCATAGTTCATGCGGAACTTGTCAGCCAGTAATTCGCCCTCGGCTACCAATTCAGGAATGCGATCAGTAGAGCAGTCATGCAGCCAACGCTCTCTCTCAAGCTGGGCAAGCGTCTTTTCTAGGGCTTGCAAGTCGGCGCCAATGGCGTCTAGGTGCTTGGCTACTTGCGATAGGTCGGTCATTTTTGATGAATCGCAGCAAGGGCCAAAATCACATCTTTGCTTTCGCGCCAAAACTCAAGAGCGTTAAAATCCATTTTGGATATTTCCAAATCATCAAACTCGGCCCATTTGATTGTCGAATATAATTCGCAGCCGATTTTTATATGCGCGTCCATAATCAATACGGGATAGATAAGGCCATTAATTGATTTTGGTTCTTTAGTGATCGGAATCCCACCGCCGTATTTTGCAGAGCGCAAGTCGG